CCCAGCCCCCCCGCTCCTCGATATAAGATCCTAATCCAATCAATCTAACTCGCAATTTTGCTAACCCCCGCACCATGGCAACCCGTATACTTACAGGCCTTACCAATGTCCGCAACTACCTTGGCGAACTTTTCTCCCATCGAGATTATCAACTCAAAGTCCACCAATCCTCCGCCTCTTCATCGGTTCCTCACCCCCAAATCCAAGACTCTGATCTCAGACGATATGAATTTTCACTCCGTGACAAAGAACTCGAACAATACAAGACCGAAGAATTTAGACACAATATAGAACAAGAACTCACTCGCATTCGCACCCTCGCTGCAAAAAAGAATGAACCCTTCGACCTCTACACTCCACTTGATCCCTCCGACCTCCCAGAAAACCGACAACCCGCTCCTGGCATTCGCTCACTCCCTTACAAGTATCACAAGACGAACCCAACCTACGCAACAGAAGAAGTTCCCGAAACCGGCTACTCCCTCCACCCCCTGCTACGTTACCTCCTTCGCAACAAGTATCCTCTTTATGAAGCATACACTGACAAATACTGCCGCCCTCTTGGCACAACAGACGCTACATTCAAAGACTTCAATCACACTCAACTTGAAACCGAACCTGTAGAAGAATCTCGCAAATGGACAATACTTTCACTTATCCAGCACTTTCTCAACTGCACACCCTATCGTCCCCTCCACTTCGTTGACACAACATTCGACAAACGCCCACTCCACACTGGAACTGGCTACTTTAACCGAAACTCCCCCTTCACACGTGTTCACGCTGCTTACGCCCATGTAACTGAATATGCTCTCCGCCCTTTTTCTAAAGGCTATTTCTTTAACACGACTCATGAATATGCTCGCACTTTCATTCACTCTATTAAAAAGAACGGTCTCCCTTTTCCTACAAAGAACCTTTCACCCGAGAACATCAAGTCAACCCTACGCTCATTTTTCCTTGAACGCCCGACTTTACTATTCACCCGCAATCACATTTCCGACCGAGATGGAATTCTCAAACAACGTCCTGTTTACGCTGTCGATGATTTATTTCTAATTATCGAATCTATGCTAACATTTCCTTTACTAGTTATGGCTCGCACCCCCGACTGCTGTATCATGCAAGGACTTGAAACAATTCGTGGCGCTAACCGCTACCTTGACAAGCTCGCACGCTCGTTTACTTCTTTCTTTACAATCGACTGGTCTCGTTATGATCAATCTCTGCCCCGCGCAATTTCTGACATATACTATACAGACTTTCTCGAATCTCTCATTATCATTTCACATGGATACCAACCAACCGTTGACTACCCAACTTACCCCAACTTGACTTCTGACACTCTCTTCCAAAGAATGAATTATCTCCTCCATTTCCTCCACACCTGGTATAATAACATGGTTTTCGTCACTTCTGACGGCTATGCTTACCTCCGCTCCTTCTGCGGTGTACCTTCCGGTCTCTTTAATACTCAGTATTTAGATTCCTTCGGAAATCTCTTCCTCATAATCGATGGTCTTCTTGAATTCGGCATTCCTCCGCACGAAATTAAGAAAATCGTTCTCTTCGTTATGGGCGATGACAACTCAGGCTTTACGCACTGGGAAGTTATTCGACTCCACACTTTCATTAGTTGGTTCGAAACCTACGCCTCCAAACGCTGGAACATGACCCTCTCTCGCACTAAATCGATAATCACCTCTATCCGTGGTAAAATCGAAACCCTCTCCTATCAGTGCAATTATGGTGATCCCATCCGTCCCCTCGGTAAACTAGTAGCACAACTCTGCTACCCAGAACGTGGCTTAGAACTTCGGTTCCAATCCGCACGCGCCATAGGCATTGCCTTCGCCGCAGCTGGCATGGATTTCACTTTCCATCAGTTTTGTAAAGATGTTTACTACACATTCCTTCCTTACGCCGACCCCGACTCCACTACAACCATCCTAGATGTATCCAAGTACCTACCCGGACAATTCAAAATCCTCGACGCCTATCAAGACATCGTTGACCTGTCCCATTTCCCCACCCTTTGGGAAGTACGTCATGTTTACTCCTACTATCATGGTCCTCTTACCTTTGCTCCAAAATGGAATAACGCTCATTTCACTTCACAACCTAATGAACTTCCTCCTAACTCGATCACTATGCTTGAATTTCGCAATTTACATAAAATCGACCGCATTCCGGTACCCACAATCTTTTAGATATCCATACACGCCAAAATTCGTGTTGGTTCTTTTTCCTTTGTATTTT